ACTTAGTAGCGGAAACAGCGGCCCACATACCAACCCGAGCAATCATGGCACCACAGATGATACCAATGGCCTGGGGTATTCCAGCAAGGCCAGCCAGAGCCAGGACAGCAGAAGGCATACCGGCATAGTTAGAAACACCAATGTCGATAAGGCCCTGAAGCGAAGCTGAAACGCCAGTAAACGTAATTGTGCCAATACCCAACGCAGTCAGAACCCTCAGGGCCATGGGGCCAACGAGGGACATTATCAAAGTAGCCCAGGACATGTTTACACCTTGAAGGAATCAGCGAGTATGTACGCAGCCAGGACACCAGCCATAGCCAGGAACAGCGCACGAAGGATAAACATTTGGTCACACAAAGGCTGATAGCTCACACCATAAGATTGACCGATAACGCTAAACGTCAAGGGCGCAGGACAAGAGCCACCGGAAGCAAAAGAAACAGTACCAACACTGACCGCTTGCGTTGTTTTATTCAATGTGTCGGCAGTGGGAGCAGTGCCAAGGTCAGCACAACCAGCGGAATCCGGATACTTATCGCAATCAGTAGGCTGTTCCTCTTTTGCAACTGGTGATTCTGTTTTTGTTTCCGTTGTGGTTGTATTTGTGACAGGGTTGTAATTGTTAACCACAGTGACGCTAGTCGTCGAAATGTTATCACCCTGGTAAGTGTGATTGTAATTTGTCGTGGTCGTGGTCGTCGTACCGTCAGCGTTTGCAACAGTTGACGTTGTGCCGGGTGAAGTGGCGGGGCCAGTAATGGTCGGGGAACTCGTTTGTATTTTGTCACCAGTGACAGACTGGGCATCTGCTATGGCTTGGGAAATTTTAGAATCTGTTGGCCAGGATGACTTAGCGGCTATTGCATTTTCCAACTCTTGCAGCGTGGCCGGTTGGCTTGAAGTGCCCGATGCCACACCGTAAACGCTGAACGAATTGCCACCTGAATACGAGGGACTATCAGTATATTGGCAGGTTTGCGAAAAGTAGCCCGGCGAATATTCAGAAATGCCGTAGCACCGGGTGTAGGTGGTAGAAGGAGCGTATGCCGTTCCAAGAATAGATTGAACAAGTACGGCAGCGTCTGGGCCAGTTTGACCATAAACAGTCCAAGTAACGGGAACAACTTGCTTAGTAACAGTGAGCTGTGAACCATCCTTGTCGAGTGTATAACCCAATTCCTTTGCAAAATCATAAAGAGAAATGCCAATGCCAAGTATTGGGACTAACGGAAGAGCTTTCCGAACTAAAACAGCAACGGCAGAGGAAGGAATGCGAGCCTTAGCAGTTACGTCGAAAACGTTTCCAACCGGGTTTGTAATTGCCGCAGTCCTGGTGACTAACGGCAAGCCACCATCAGTAACAAGCGTAGCGTTAAGTCCGGGTGTTGCAAGAGTGCCAGAACTACCGCCGAAGGCAATCTGGGCAATGCCAGCACCGTTATTACGAGCAAGCATACGATCAAATGCGACGGACACGCGATCAGGGATTACGACAGCGCTTGCCTGGAACGGCAGCAGAAAAAATATGAGCAATGCGCCAATAGCGCCGACAGACGGACGCACTAGCTTCTGAAAAGCAAAGAGAGCAAGAACGCAAAGCCGAAGCCATAAGCCAGCAAAACAGGGTCGAACATGAGAAGCCTTCATTTAGTATTCCGAGGGGTTACGGAGGACGCGCAGAACCTGTTTCACGCCCCATATGATTGCAGCCGCCGCAAGGATGGCCGCGAAAACAAGCGCCATAGCCTGGTACTGGTCAGGTGTGGCCGTGCCAAAGGAATCAGTGACAGTGATCGATGAAGCAGTACCCGCAGGGGCAGAGGCAACCGCATAGTCGGTTTGTGCTTTTGTCCAAAGTGTCGAAGCGGCCTGGAAAGGTGGCAACGACGTAACGGGCGCGGCAGAAAGTGGCGCAGCGGACGTTTGAACGGTTACAGGATAAGCCAGGACAGTTAGCGTCGTGCCGAGTCTTGCGAGTATGGTTGAGCCAACAATGACCGGATCATCAGAGCAGGACAGCACTGTTAGCCTGGACGCAGCGGCAAGGCCGGCGCCCGTGTTTTTTAACGCAAGGCAAGAACTGTCAGCCGTTGCATATGACACCGCATTGACGGTTGTGGCCGCCAACGCAGAGCCAGCCAGCGCCCAAAGCACCACGGCAGCGAGAAGGGAAGATAAACGCCGCATGAGCTTTGGGCCGAACGGTTTAGCGGCCCAGGAGGCGCAGAACCTTTTTCACGCCGAAGATGGCAGCGGCCATGGTGATCATCACAGCCAGAACAGCCAGAACGGCAGTTTGTGCATCAGCCACGCCAGCGGTAGCAGCGGTCACATCGATAGCAGCGANAGAAGAACCAACCAGGGCCAACAGGCCAGAACCCAAAACGATTTTTTTCATGAATGAAAATTTCCAGTAATACCCCAAAAGCGAGGCCTCAAGCACTGCACGCAATGCTTGAAAAACGCTTTTTTATGTGTAGTCGTTAACAGTGCCCAAGCGGTCAAGATCGACCAGGACAGCGCCATCATCGAAATCGCAACAGTCTTGAAAAAGTTGCTGCGCCTGTTCAATGTCCTGAATGACGCCGCCGCCAGCATCGCGCAGTGATGACACCCAACAAGGCTCCCCGCCATCCAGGTCGGGACAGAGAAAACGCCCCGTAGTGAGTGACTGAATAACGAGGCGCATGATTACGCCGCCGTGCGAGGCGCAGGTGCCCCAGCAATGGGCCTAATGCCCTTCAGGACAAGTTTTGTAGCGTTGTCGGCACCTGCCACCAGGTCAACATCACAATCGCACTGGACGCCGGCATCAGGCCAGGAGTTTTTGAGATGTGCCCACTTTTCAAACTCGGCAGCGTCGCCGAACTTGAACGGACGCGAGACAGCACCCAGGCTGCGGCCTGCTCCGTTTTCGGCCACATCGACGATGAGGTGGAAAGTGGTAGACGAAAAGGCCTTGCCTTCAAATTCGCCCTTTGACTCCTTGATGCCGGTGCATCGCAGTTGCATTTTCATGATGGTTTCCTATGGCCCAGGTGTTGACGGTTAAACAGGGGAAGGGCACAAGCCCCCTACCGCGGAAAAGGAGAAGGCAACAGCAAACGCCGCTTTGATTTCAGCCGCCGAGAATTTGCGCATACGACCCGGAAGCAGCTTGTTTTCCGTTACCTCGAACAATTGCGCTTCCGTCGCGTGTTGCACAAGCATGGAGAGAGAAGGGCCAGCCGTATTCCGTGCCCAACGCAATGACCTGGTTACTTCGGCCTGGACAGTCTCTATAACGAGTCTCGAAGTTGTGCGGACTGGCTCAGCAACAGCGGAGCATTCAGCTTTGAGCAATGCGGCCTGATGCCAGTCAGAGGCTCCAGCGAAAAAGTCAGCAGGGCGCCGGAGCATGTCCGCTGAAAGAACGCGCAATTTGTTTCCATACCGCAGCTCAATTCGAACCCAAGGCGAGCCGGCAGCGAAGCCGAAAAGTTGATGACCTTTTTCATATGCGTTTGTCTGCTTTCCTGCCTCTTTCGAACCAAAGTAGAAAGAGCGCCCATCCTGGGAATCAGCCGACCAATCGCCCACCATGTTGCACTTAAGCCGCCGACCGCCAACATTAGTCAGGCCCTGGTCGAATTCGGCCTTGATCTGATCCATACCGCCAGGGAAGCCATCGAAGAAATCAAGCGCCAAGTCCACGCGGGTCACTTTGGCATCATTGCGATCAATGAGCGCCGCGATACGGTCATTCCAACCAGGAGCAGCAAAGGTGCAGGCGGACCCGTAGATGTTCGCGTGAATCGTTTTTGACTGTGACTGCCTGGGACTGTCACCAGACGCGAGGAAGCCAACCCAGCCCACTTCGGCAGAGTTCCGGACGATAGACCACCGGAAGCGATAGAAGTCGTGGCCCTTGCGCAATTCGCTGTGCACCGTGAAGCCATCACCCAAGGCCGAGCAGACTTCATTCGCCAGGTCGAGCGCCTGGGCACTTGGCACGAAATCACAATCAGGCACTTCGCGCAGAATTTTCTGCAATTCCGCTTTGCGGTAGTCGTCATCCCATACGCTGGTCGCCAGGGGAAAAAGGGCATCGACGCTAGGAGCCTGGACGTTACGCAAAAGGCAGGTGAAACGAACCCAATCCACATGCACAGGTGACTTGGTGGCAGTACGTTCTGCCAGGAGGCGGACCTTGACCTCAGAACCATCCAAAACCAGATTGGAGCCGGGAACTGAACGCCCAGGCTGCGGAATCTTGGAATGGGTGTAAACCGTACAGTTAGGACGCTTGGTTGTAGTCACTTTTGTACGCTCCGGAGGTTATCCCCGTGATTACCATGGGGGATGCTTTGTTTTGCGCCAGCGTCCCCGCTGCCCGCTGCGCTTGCGGCAGCAGGGACGCCGCGCCGTGATGCGCGACGATCAGCCATGAAAGGCCATTTGCGACGAACGACAGCAGAACTCAGAATGATGGATATGGACTGAAAGCCCTTTGCCTGGGCGCTCATGCTTGACGCTCTGCGGAGTTGTGCAACGTGGCAAAGCACAGGCCGTAAAAGCTACCGCGCTGTGCCCGGAAAGCGCCGCAAGGGTGGGACAGCAGTTTGTCCAGGTAGACCGCGCTATGTTGGGTTACAACGGCTACGCCGTTTTGTGTCGCTCGGAGGGTGTATGACGCCCGGTTATCGCTTTGTGGAGTTGCAACGGCTTCGCCGTTTTGTGTCACGCCATCAGGGATACACGCTTTGTCGGGTGTCCCACCAGGAGCCACGGCACCGCTAGAACCGTCAAGCAATGCGCCGCCGCTTTTGTTGGCAACTGGAGGGACAAAATCAGAAATGCCGAACTCAGCGTTAACGCGAGCAATGGCAGCGGCCTGGAACGCCTTGTATTCGGCGTTGGTCATTCGGTTGACCTGGGCTTGTGAGATGTAAGGCATTGACGGTTCCTTTTTGGTAACATTTGCCCCATAAGAACAGGGGGTTTATGTGTCCTTTTTGGACACAGGCGTATTGTTACCGAAAAGGACACAGTCATGCAACCAGATTTT